TATTAGGCATGACAGGAACGAATTTCGCCGTGTTTCCGCCATCTCTGCTACTTAGTATTGGTACAAAGTTAGGATTGCGTCGTGTCTCTTCTGCAATATACTCTCCTAATCTGTTAAGTGACTCCTCATCATGACCGGGAACGTCTAAGAATCCTTTAGGTGGCCTTTCTAATCTATAGATTTTGTTTTGAAATGACTCTATGGCCAATGCTGTTTCGATTTTTTTAGAAAGACCTATAATCGGCGACTGCCCATACAACCGAGCATTCGCACTGTATTTGTTGAAATGTATAATCTCATCACGTGCAAAAGGTATCTTACCATCATCATATTCGTAATAGTAAGCCATCAATTCTAACTCTACACCCGTCTTTGGATTTACTGAACCATCCATAAATTCTCTACTTACTGGGTCAAACTTTATGTCATCTCTAAATCTACCATACTCATCTACATGAAATCGCATGTGCTTTGCATCTTCTACCCAAAGCTCTTTAACAACTTTGTTTGTAACTTTACCTTCGCCATTTGCAACTCTGTCATATACGATACTTACCCAGCAATCGTCAAAGACCTCTAACTGTCTTATCATAGCTTTGAAAAACTCTGAGCCTGTCATATCACTGCTGCCATTAGTAGGATTACGCAATAACCTCTCTACCATTCTGCGTTGCTCTGGCTCACCATTGCCAATGGCTTGGTATTCCCACCCTTTGGCGACGGACTGGGAAGCAATGCGTGTAATTACAGTCCTAAGATGAGAATACCTGTCAGCTAATTGTTCTAAATAAAATTGGTCAACTTGCGGAAGTATAGCTTGCCTATATGCCGTGTCCGTACTTACGCCTGAATATACTGGAGTTCTAGCATCTTTAGAAATCTCCATTGTTGCATCCTGTAAGAACGCATCTATGCCAGTGGCCTTTCTAACTGGCTTACTTCTAAATCTGTCGAATAGTCCCATTATAATCTCTTTTTAACTTGTGGTTCTTCAATGTATCTGTTCATGATAGACTCTACAAGCCGCCCTACAGACACCCCTTTTTCCCTTGCTACAGTTTGCATTTTAACTTTAGTTTCTTTTCGAATGCCATAAAGCTCAAATCTTGCCATATGGATAAGTCACAAATAAAGGGTACATATAAGTTTACGGGATTATATAATTAATTTATATTATATGTAGTCCCAACGTGTAAAATGTAAACGCTTTCTTTCCATCTCTTGTATCGCTAATTCGCACATCCAAAGCGACATAACGCTATCTGGAGTATGTCCTTCCAATCTTCCGTTCTTTCCGTAAACCAATCTACTCAACCCGTCTACTAACTTTCTCATTCCCGGTTTTGAGTTCTCTTTCGATGTCTTGTCCCACGGTATAACGTACTTGCCTTGCTCCATTCTGATTGCTATTCCCGGGATTCCAGTGTCTACTCTATGCTTTTCTCTACCTGTATTGTGTCCTTCTACTGGTACGTTTTCTAGTCTTTGAGCTGCATGTACTACCAATCTTTGATACCCATTCGACTCTACAATGATTTTAAACGGCTTAAATCTCTTACTTAATTGACGTAACGTAAGTAATTGCGCATCTAACCAAGCATTTCCCTGAGCCTGTATCTTACCAGTCCAGTTGTAAAGTATATGACGCATTCCTGTATCTCGATTAAAAGCAACGACTGTATAACTCGTCTCATCATTCATCGTATCCATACCAACCGCAAGGTCAACTCCCATGATTGTTTCCCAACCTTCAGGTGCTAATCCCATATTTGCACCCGCATCTAAACAACTGTTCAACACTTCGTAAGGTATAACTGCACTCTCTGGGTCCAATGGATTTAACATATACTCAGACTCAAACGCCCTACTTCCCATCGTGTACTTCTCTTCCTCTAACCTATCTAAGGTCCAATACTCAGGCCATCTCGGTGTTTCATCATCTAAAAGCGCAGGATGCCGCACGACATTCCACTGCGGACTTTCTGTTACCCAATCCGTCGCATCGTTAACTCTCTTCTGCGTTCCTACTAACAAGATTCTTTCATCTGGTAAACGCATTGGCATGACAACCCTTTTTATGTAATGTATCACGTTCTCGTCTGTTATAGACGGAAACTCCTGCAAAACGTCATCCAAAATAATCATATGAACATGTGGACCTTCCAACGCTTTACCAATACTTGCAGCGTGAACCCTACTTCCATTGTTAAAATACTTAGCACCTTTACGCCAAGCTCCTACCTCATCACTGCTTTTCTTCTTCATCATATTACGCAACCGCCAAGACCTGCGACACAATTCCTCAAACTGTTCTAACTTGTCCCATGCCTGTTCCAATGTAGCTGAAATGTATAACGCTCTAAAATTCTGATTTGTAAGCATGTGATATGCTAAATTAGACAGTGCCCAACTCGTTTTCAAGTGACCTCTTGCGCATATTATCGCTGTATGAGTGCCTTTATTGAACGTTTTTTCCCATTCTGAGTGCATTTCCCCTAGAGGAACGAACTCACCGGGTTCTTGTTCCATATAATTTTCCAATGTCTCGTTAATAAACTCGCCTAACGTCTGCGGAGTCTCCCGCATCATATTGTATGCCGAAGTTATCGCCTCGTTCCTCGTTTTATTATCTAGTTCAAAGGTGTCCATCTCGTTCTAAGATTGCCTCCGTCTTTAAAGTAACTTCTATGCTCTTAACTTCTGCATCCCTTATTACTAACTCCTCTGCTATCTGATACAACTGCTCTGAAAAAAATACCTCTTTACCGTCCTTGATTATTCTTATCATAGCTCTCGTAACCACCTTTCGCCGTCAAATGTATAGATGTCAAAGTGTTCTTTGTACTCAAAACGTGGTATCATATAACATTTCGCTACCTTTTCATCGCTGTCGTAGTGAGTTTCCCCCACTGTTTTGCTCGGAAACTTCTCTCGTAGTAATAATTCCTGCAGTTTTTGGGTTTCTATAAGCCAAATTTGCTTATCTGACACGTTTACTAAGTAATAAACAAAGTATTTTGCCTTCGTAACGCCAATACCACTGGACTTTCCACGACATTTATACTCTATTGCCATGTTTCCTGACCCTCCTCGGTCCCAATCCTTCTCCCAAAGGTCTGTCTTAACCTCGTAAGTAATCAAATCTATGTTCTCATCCTCAAAAAGTAGGTCATATGCACTTGTGTCATTGTCCTTAATGTATCTTTGTCCTAATGTAGACTCGACAAAGAACCTAATCACCTGTTCACCCTTTTTTCCGTCTTTCAAATCATCATCAAAGTTGTAATTCATAGCAATAAGTCCTCCGAAAACGCTGTATCTGCCCTAATAACACGTATTTCAAGCGGGTAATGACGGTTTTTTCGCAATATACTGGCCTCATCTTCAGTATTTACTACCTCATAGATTACTTTAGCATCCGCATCTATCACATCTGCACGCAATCCTGAGTCGTCAAACACTGCCTCAGTGTAAAACTCGTGTCCCCACTTCTTAAGTTGCTTACAAATCGCAAACTTCATGTCAATATGCGACTCTGTCTCATTCTTACTCCAACGCATTACATTCCTATTCCTGTTAGACATACGCAATAAACGACTCACTTCATTACGCTTTACCTGTATGCTCATACCTCACCTACCCATCTACCGCAAACTCTACCCATCGCTATCTGATTACAAGACTTGCAAGTAACCTCATGGTCTTTATCGCTAGCTCTAAGATTAGTACTGCCTTTTTCCCACTCCACATAACGTCCACACACTGTCAACTGTGATTCTTCTCTATACTTATGAACGACTCCCAACTAAATCACCTACTACCTTCGTACTGCACTCTCGACATGATAATGTCGGACGACCTTTCTTCTCTGGAGTGTAAAACACCGTCTTGTGTAACTGCCTGTGTTCTATCTGATATACTGTACCACATGAATGACAATTAAACCTCCACTTCATTGAGAAGCCCACTCCATAAACTTAGCCTCTAACTCCTGTCGCTGCTTGCGTACCTCTTCTGTACTCTGATACATACCATCATCGTTCTGTATCTTTCTGCGCATTCGACTTACACTACTCTTACTAGGTGCAAACTTCAACAACAAATATAAATCCGCCAAAAACTGCTCCTCGTACAAACTATGCTTCTTATCAGCAGGTATTGCCCTATAGTAATCCTTCAGAATCATATAAAATAACTCCATATCACTGTCTCGTGTATGCGGAAACTCCTTCAAACACTTTATTGCTAGCTTCTTTACCGTATCTAAATCTCTAAACCACTCTTTCATTTTAACAACTCCAAACACTTCTTACAACTAATATACTTAGGATTCATCTTTTTCATCTTCTCATATTCTTGATACGTAGTCTCATGACCACACATCGTCATATGATGTACCATACTAGGCGCATGTTTCTTTCTCATAACTTCTTCCTTAACAAATCTCTATATGATTGCACACCTAGCCAAAAACCAGATACGAAAAATACAAACATCAAAAATATTGCCAAAAACGTATTCATTTATCACCATGCGGATTATAATCACAATATGGACATTTATCTATGTCTACAGTTTCTACTATCTCACCACAGCTTTCACATTCTATAATGCCACTACCATCTATAAAATCGTCTATACTTTCATTCATTGCGACACTCCTTGCAAAACGAACCATGCACATCTACATCCACTGGCGTTATTACCATACCACATGCCTTACACCTCCACATCCTTCTCCTTCAACATGTCCTCTATCATCTTCTTCATCAATACTGCCATCATACCCAAACCCGTAGTGTATGCCTTCAACTCCTTACCATCATACTCCATAGGATTGTCATCCACAAACTTCTGCACATGACCAAGAAGATTGTCTAACTGCACTATCCACAAATCCAAAGCCTCAGTCATCAACACTCTCCATAACCCACTTAGTCAAATCATCTAACGCTGCATGATAACCTGTCAAGTAATCCTTCAAACTAGCATCACCTATAGGACCCCAATCCTTGTCATGTATGTCATCTGTTAAACCTGCCATCTTTCGCTTTGCAAAGTTCCTTACATCTACCAA